CAGAGGAAGTCACGACTTCGGCCAGCAAGTCTGCTTTCTTGCTGATCGAGATACAAACGGTACGGGCGGCAACGTCGTGTTCGACCTGGTGGCCTCGTCGGATGATGTCGCGCTGGTCGCCTCGGCAATCAAGGAAGTCTCAGGTGTCGCAAATACCGATAGCGCGACCGTCCCACTCGATCTAAGTTGTTCCGGAACCGAACTCGCTGAGCGCGTCGATAGCGCCTCAGTCTACTTCGACTTGCGAACGACCGACGTACAGGTCTTCGAGGCGGTCGATAGTAATACTGTCCGGGTCAGTCTCTCCGTCAGCGCGGTCGAGATACGTGAGCGCTCCGATGCAGCCACGGTTCCCCTACTACTCAGCGTTGCCAGTGTTGAGCTAGCTGAGCGAGTAGATGCAGCTACCGCCTATTTCGATCTTCAGGCCAGCGGTACAGAGATTGCGGAGTTTGTCGACTCACAGACTGTCAGACTATCCCTGTCTCCCACAAGTGCCAACATCCTCGAAGCGGTCGATGCCAACACCGCATACGTCGATCTACAGGCGTCGGGCACCGATACAGTCGAGCGTGTATACAGCGACGCGGATACTGTCCTTGTCGATCTCACAATCGCATCGACGGAAGTATCGGAAGCTGTCGACGCGCAGACCGTTCGCATGCTACTCACGCCGAGTGCAACGGAAGCGGCTGATCTTATCGATGCGGCTACGGCCTACTTCGACTTGCAGATCGCCGCTACTGAAGACCATACGACCTTCGATGCGGCGACTGTCTATCTCGACTTGCTCGCGTCGGGTACAGACGAGTACACGGTCGGCACGTTTGACTACATCGATAGCGACACCGTATACGTCGATCTCTCGATTGCTTCGGCAGAAGAGCGCGCGTCCACCGATTCCGCTGAAGTCTATCTCAACCTTCAGACATCCGACACACAAGCCTTTGAGGGGGTCGATAGTGGAACAGGCAACATCGTCCTCACCGTCACCTCAGCCGATGTATTCGCAGGCGACGACACGAGCACCGTCTATCTGGATATTCAATGCTCCGGTGACGATTCCAAGTCCGGTGAATCCACCGACGCCGATACTGTTCTCATCGACCTGCAATCCGCATCGAGCGAACTCGCAGGATTCGTAGATGCGAACACCGTCTACCTTGATCTCGATGCGACGGGTACCGATATCCGGGAGACCGTCGTCTTCGATGCCGCTACGGTCTACATCGACCTTCAGCCTGCGCAAACGGATACGGCGCAGATGGTCGAGGCTGCTTCGGTGGCGCTGGCGCTTGGCGTAACGAGCACAGACACCTCTCAGTATGTCGACTCCGACACGGCCTATCTCGACCTTGAAGCGAGCAGCACGGCCGTTACGGAGCGCACTGATAGTGATGCGGTCTACCTCGACCTCACCGGCACCTCTGTGGAGGGGTTTGTCGGCAGCGACGCCGAAATTGTACGATTTGTACTTTCGATCGAAGCGGCCGAAGAGTTCGGATTGGGCGATTCGGCCGAGGTATACCTCGATCTACAGCCCGGTCAAGTTTTCATCGAAGTCACTTGCATCCTTGAGATCGTTGGGTACACGTTGCGTTGGTCTGTCTCCGTTCCCCTGAGCCGTTGGGAAACTGTGAGTGAGGCAATCGCACGGTGGACGATGTTGCAGACGATGCGATTTAGTTGGAGGCCATAGATGGAAGTACTCGAAAAGGGAACAGTCGAAGCTCTGATCGTTGCAGTCCGCGATCGTCTCGGTAACGTAAACGATCTGAGTGTTCTGACGAACAAGTTTTTCGATGTGAGGAAGAAGTCAGACGATACGGTGGTACAAACTAATGTACCGTGGATTGTCGATTCTGACTTCCCCATGAGTGCGATCTGCGAGATCGACACAACATTGGTGGCCTACGTGTCGGGAGATACGTACAAGTTGTATCTCAAATACACATCGGGGTCGGAGTCTCCTGTGAAGGGGCCGCTCGAATTCAGGGTGGAGGGTGACTGATGGGAGAGGTACTGACAGAGAATGTGGTCGGACAAGAAGTTGAACAAGAGAAGGTACTCAAGTGGCGACTGAAGTGGCTGCTTGCCTCTGGCTACTCTTCTCGGAATGCCGATCTACTCGCCTCGTCCTCTGTGAATCTTCACTTCGCTTGTGATGCAATGGTGCATGCGAAGGAACACGGCTACGACGATGAGTACGTGATCAAGCTGCTCCTATGATCGATCTCGACCAAAAGAAGTTCATCTTTGACAAGATCGGCTATAAGCCGCATTCTGCGCGGCAGCAGGCGATTCATGATTCACAGGCTCGCTTCCGCATCCTCGCATGTGGTCGACGTTATGGCAAGACGACATTCGGCGCGAACGAACTTACTGCCGCATTGATGGATGTCAGCAATCCGGGTTACTACTGGATTGTCGGGCCGAAGTATACGGCAGCAGAGAAAGAGTTCCGCATCGTCTACTTCAACATCATGAAGAAGCTAGGACTTGGCAACGACAAGCGCGTGAAGAAGTCCTACAACGCTAAACAGGGCGACATGAGTATTGAGATGCCGTGGGGGACGTTGCTCGAAGTCAAGTCGGCGCAGCATCAGGACACTCTTCTCGGTGAGGGCTTGAACGGCGTCATCATGGCCGAGGCCGCGAGACACACGTCTGATACGTGGGAGCAGTACGTTCGTCCCGCATTGGCCGACAAGCGTGGTTGGGCGATCTTCACCTCTACGCCGCGAGGCTACAACTGGTTCCAGGGTCTGTGGCGGATGGGGCAGAATACAACGAAGTATCCCTGGTACGAATCCTGGCGTCTTCCTGCATGGGAGAACCCTCATGTCTATCCAGGGGGTCGTGCTGATCCTGAAATCAAGGACATCGAGGACAACGTTTCACATCAGTGGTTCGAGCAGGAGATTGCGGCCAAGTTCACCGCATTCGCTGGAAAGATTTACGACGAGTTCGACATGGATATCCATGTCAGACCCATCTCCTACAATCCTGCCTACCGCAATGTCTGGTTTCTCGACTACGGATTCAACAACCCATTCTGTTGCTACGACGTGATGATTGACGCCGAAGAGAATTTCTATGTGTGGCGTGAGTATCAAGAGTCGGGCTTGACGACGATGGAGCATGCGCAGATTCTCAAGGCGCGAGACGATAACCCTCGTGGCTATCACGTCGATTGGGGCGCAGGCGATCCCCGTGGGCCGGATGCTGCACGAACCATCGCACTCATCACCGGAACACAAATCTATAGTCAGGATATTGCTGACAATCCACACGAGAGTTGGGCGCTCGGTGTTGAGTCGGTCAAGCGACTCCTGAAGATACAGCCCACAGGATTGCCTCGTATCTTCATCGATCCCTCTTGCACCGACCTGATCCGACAGATGGATCAGTTGCATCGTCCCGATCCGAAGGAAGACAAGAATGCACTCGAAGGCCAACACAAGCATGATGATCACGGGCCTGACGCGATCCGATACGGAATTGGTCAGTACATGCAGAACGGTGCTGGCTCTTCCCTGAGCGATATCTACTCTCCGGGCGCTCAGAGCGAATCCGAGACGTTCTTCAAACAAGAGACGGCGATGTCGCGATATGGCCGCTACTAGAGAACTCACCGACGCCGATCTTCTAGAGATCGCAATGGCTGACCCGGCGATTGTCGGGTTTATTCGTACTCGTGATGAGCGGCCTGGGTTCTTCTCTCGTCTCGTCGGTCGTCAAGCAGTTGACAGTACGACCGATCCACGTCGGCGCGTAACCGGCACAAGTCTCACATCGGGTGGGACGATTACACCGCAGGGTGTCGGACTCGAACAGGGATCGAGTCGAGGTGGGCTGATTCGCGATGTTGTGCCGCAGCTTGCTGTTCCCTCTCAGGCGTTTCAGATTTACAATGAGATGGCAAACGGCGATGCCGCCGTCGACGTTTCACTCCGTGCAGCAAAGATGCCTGTCATGGGCGCGGAGTACTTTGTAGAGGCTTTCGATGAGTCGGACGATTCCAAGCTGGTCGCGGAGTTTGTCCAGTTCAATCTTCTCGAAGGCTCCAACAGTCCTTTCCTGAATGTACTCGAAGACATCTTGAGGATGTACGAGTTCGGCTACTCCGTATTGGAGAAGGTCTACGAGGAGCGTGAGTGGGCACAGCGCAAGAGCGGAGCGAATCGCAAGACGTATACGATGTTGCGCAAGCTCTCGCCGCGTCCCACACCGACGATCCTTGGTATCGACTACGACGACAATGGTGGGCCGATCGGCATCAAGCAGAATGCAGTGCAGGCGGATGGCAAGCCGAAGGAAGTCCAGATCGATATCGAGAAGCTGATCATCTTCACGCATAACCGCAAGGGTGGAAATCTTGAAGGGAAGTCGCTCCTACGTACGGCGTATCGGCCGTGGTACTTCAAGAGCAATCTCTACAACATTGACGGCATCCAGAAGGAACGTCATGGCATGGGCTTTCCGATCATCACGCTCCCGGCGGGATACAAGGATTCGGACAAGACAGCCGCGCTAGAACTCGTTCGCAACATCCGTACGAACGAACATGGTGGTGCGGTGTTGCCGCCCAATTGGGAACTCAAATTCCTTGAGCTACCCGGTCAGCCTGTCGACGTGATGCGCTCGATCGAGCACCACAACGGCACGATCATGCTCAATACGATGACTCAGTTCCTACTGCTCGGACTTGAAGGTACGGGTGGTGGTAGAGCAACGTCGGGATCGCATCAGGACATGTTCAACAAGTCCCTGCGTTACGTCGCGAACCAAATCTGTGATGCGATCAATCTGTATTGCATTCCGTATCTCGTCGGTTATAACTTCAACACCGACAAGTTCCCGAAGCTCCGCGTGCGCAATCTCGGTGAGACGAAGGACTTGCAGCAGTGGGCCTCGGCAATCTCGAATCTGATGAAGAATCAGATCATCAACTACACACCCGAACTCGAAACGTGGGCACGCAAGATTATCGACGCACCGCTCACACCCGGCACGTTCGATCCCAATGCCGGTAAGAGTTCTGATCCTGGCCGCATGGATGCACCTGATACGGCCGATCCCACGAATGCTGAAGGATAGATGCCGATGAAGGACTATTCGAACATCATCTCCAAGATCACTACGACGCCTTGGATGATGATGCCTGGTGCGCTCAAGATGATGCTTGAGATCGTCGACGCGCATATCAATGGCACCATCACACGAGAAGAGATTCAGTCTCGGATGGGCGATGTCCAGGCACGTGATGGCTCAGCACAGCGCACAGGAGTTGTCGGTGTGATCCCGCTCTATGGGCCGATCTTTCCCAAGGCGAATCTGATGACGGAATTCAGTGGGGCCACTTCTCTTGAGCAGTGGCGACAGGATTTCCTTCAGCTTGTCGATGATGATGCGATCACGTCGATCGTGCTCGATATCGATTCGCCGGGTGGAATGTCATCTCTGATCGAAGAGACTGCCGATGACATCCGTCAGGCTCGTGAGATCAAGCCGATCTATGCCGTCTCGAATACGATGGCTGCCTCTGCCGCTTACGGACTTGCAGCACAGGCGACAAAGTTGTTCGCATCTCCGTCCAGTCTCACCGGCAACGTCGGTACGTATCTCGTCCATACGGACGACTCGGCTCTTGCTGAAAAGTTGGGCGTCAAGGAAACAGTGATCAAGGCCGGTCGCTTCAAGGCCGTCGAACTCGAATCCCTTACTCCTGAGTCGAAGGCGTATCTGCAAGACCTCGTTGGCGACATCAATGATCGCTTCATCGACAGCGTTGCAGCCGGTCGCAATATGTCGAGCGAGGCTGTTGCAGCTACCGAGGCGAAGGTCTACTCCGCACAGCAGGCAGTCGATGCAGGCTTCGCGGATCAGGTCGGCACGTTGGAAGATGCACTCATCGAAGCAGCAGGGGGTGGTACACAGGCTACATCTATCGCAGTTGCACGATCTGTGTCGGGCGTCCCTGAGCGACGGCAATCATACGACGCAGACAAAGAGCATTCGGAACCCGGCACAGGGTTAGGTGGTGAGCCAACACCACGTGAACCGCCCGAAGAGGGCGATCCTGCAATCGAGAGAGGATGGAGGCGTGATCCACCGCCTATCGCGTATGAGGAACCGGAGGAATCGATGAATAGAGAGTGGCTTGAGCAGAGGGCTACGGCTCTCAACGTCGAGTTCACCGATGAGACGACTGACGAGGAGCTTGCAAACCTCGTGTCGCAGGCGGTGGACTCGATTGTGGTTCCGCTCAACGCTGCAGTTGCAGATGCAACTCAGCAGCGGAGCTTCGAGACGGACTATCCCGAGCAGGCTGCCGCGTTTGCGCGACTGCAGGAGCAGAGTCGTGCAACTGATGCAGCTTCGTTCGCCAACGAGTATGCACAGTTCGAAGGGCAGACTCGTGGATACAGCATGGTAGTTCGTGATCTGATCGCGCAGTCCCATGCGAAGATCGCGACGAGGCAGTTCACGCACGACGATCTGAAGAATCTGCTCGATGCAACGTCGAGCGACAAGGCGACCGTGCCTCTCGGTCAGGCGGGTTCGTCCCGTACCGAGCCGGATGCTGCAGGCGTTGGCGTGACCGGCAACTTCACCACAGATCGGAAGCAGTTTGCCGATCTCGTTCGGGCTGCAATGAGCGAGGACAATCTCTCGCAGGATGCGGCGATCAAGCACGTTGGCGAGCAGCATCCCGATCTCGCTCGTGCGTATCTCGGCGGACACGCTCGATAGGAGGGATGAATAGATGCCGCCTAGCGCAACTCGTAACTACATTCAGGACAAGGGCTACACTGCCGCTGCAGCACTGACCAAGTTTCGTGCGGTCAAGTTTTCCGCAGCGGAGACTGTTACCCCTGTTACTGCGATCACGGATGTCGTCGCCGGTGTCGTGCAGCATGACGTGACCGCTGGCGAGATCACTCGGGGCAAGGGTGCCTCCATTGCTGTCGAGGGAGATACGGTCATGGAGGCTGCAGGCGCAATCACTGTCGGTGTGCGTGTCTGCATCGCTTCAGATGGACGTGCGATCACGTTCACGACTGGCAACCGGGTTATTGGACGCTGCATCGAGCCTGCGGCGGGCGCAGGCGAGTACTGCCGCGTTCATCTGACCCTGAACGGCGATGTCGCCGGTACTGCGTAATAGAAAGGTAGGTGAGTAAACGAGATGATGTACGATCCCGGTACCCTGTACAGCGATCCGATCCTGACGGATTTCTCGGTCGCGTACAACCCGCCTACCTTTGTCGGTCTTCGGCTGATGCCGCAGGCTCCGGTCAATACGCAGTCGGGTCGATATCGCGTGTACGATCGCTCGTCGCGTGTTCGCTTCTACTCTCGGCGTGAGCCGGGTACCGTCGCGAACGAGGTTCGTGGTGGGCGTTGGAGTGAGGATACGTTCAAGACGGTCGAGCACTCGCTGCAGGCTGCAGTCGCTGATGAAGAGCGTCAGCAGTTGAACTCACAGGGCGGTCTTGCCAATGCTGTGTTCGGTGGCGATCTTCAGATCGATCCTGAGCGTGATGCGACTGCACTCGTCAACAACTCTCTGCTCTTGGAGCACGAGATCGCTGTTGCCGCACTGCTTCGCAACACGGCGACGTATCCGGCCGGTCATACTGTGACGCTTCTCACGGCAGATCAGTGGGACAACTACGCTGGTGCAACCTCGAACCCGATCGACATCGTGAGGGCTGCGATCCTCAAGATTCAGTCCAAGATCGGTGTGCCCCCGAACGTGATGGCAATGGGATCGCTCGGTGTGTCCTGGCTCGAAGGCCATCCTGATATGGTTGCTCGTTTCACCAACTTCAACCTGACCGATCCGGGTGCATTCCGTGCACTCACCGGATTCGAAGGTGAGATGGTGCTGATCGGTGACGATCAGTACAACGACAATGACATTCAGGAGGCAACCGAGTCGCTTGTCAGCGCGTGGGGCAAGGACGTGTTCATCGGCTATGTCAACCCGAACATGCAGACCAACGATCTCTCGTTCGGCAAGACATTCGCACAGGTCTACCCCGATGGTACGACTCGACCGACTGATCGTTGGCGTGAGGAAGGGCGCAAGTCCGATCTCGTCCGCACGTCATGGAAGTACGATCTCAAGGTCACATCGTCCATCGCGGGCTATCTCATCAAGGACGCCTTCAGCAGCACGGCGTGGTAATAGGAGAGGATGAGAATGGCATCCAAGTCGTACTACGCATGGAGTGATCTCTACGCGGGTGGTGAAACCGAAGAGCGATTGATGGCGAACAAGCAGATGCGCACCGTCGTGCTGTCGCGCAACATCATTCGTCGAGGTGAAAAGGTCACACAGTCGGGACTCAAGCTGAATGATGATGAGTGGGATGCACTGATTGCGGGCGGATCGATTCGTCCATATCCAGTGCCCGACGAGGCAAGTGAGTATCTGTCGCCTGCAGCCGCTGCAGTGCAGCGCATCAGCAAGGGCGGCGACATCGACACGAACGTGCTTCTCGAACTCGCACTACAGAATCCTCCTGCAATGAATCCCCCGGCTGATGAGGCTGCGGAGCTACCCGAAGGGACATAGGTATGCCGCTTGTCGCAGATGAAGATGTCCAGTCACATCTTCCAAAGGACAAGCTAAAGGTCGAGGATATCCCTGACGACCGCAACCAAATCTATCTGGATGCGGAGCGGATCGTCAGGGGGTATCTCGCCGGTGTGATTGACTCCTCGGTGTTGGCGACGTGGACTGTACCCACCGCCACACCGGGGGTCATTCGCACAATCACCGGCAAGCTGTGCGCTGCCGAGATTTACCGTGTGCGCTTTTCGGAGCAGTCACT